ATGCGAAGCCTGCTTCGCCGGACCCGGGGCTGGCCCCGCAAGGCGCGCAGGGGCCAAACGGTGGCGATGTGTTTTTGGATGGGGTTCTGGTGGGCAAGTGGATGTCCCGCTTTTTGGGGCGGGAGGTGATGCGCGCGCCTTCCGGCCCTACCGGGTTTGATCCGCGCCGCGGCCGGCTGATGCCGGGCGCGACTGTGGGGGGCTGATGGCACTTCTTACACTCGGCAGCATGGCGCTGGAGGGTTTTGAGGCGCCGGCCGGCGTGCGCTTTGGCGGCGGGCAGCGCCTGGCTGTGCATAGACTGATCGGTGGCGCGCGGGTGATAGACGCGATGGGGCGTGACGATGCGGCGCTTGTGTGGGCAGGCATCTTTTCCGGATCGGATGCAGGCGAGAGGGCGCGCATGCTGGATGCGATGCGCGTGGCGGGTGCGCCGCTGACGCTCGCGTGGGATGAATTCTGCTACACGGTGGTGATCGGTTCGCTGGACATGGATTACCGCAATCCCTGGTGGATCGAATACCGGATCAGCTGCACTGTGCAGGCGGATCTGGCGCAGAGTGTGGACGTGTTCACGCCGACGCTTGCCGATAGCGTGCTGAGCGATCTGAATTCGGCCGCGGCCTATTTCGATGTGACGGGCGCTATCGCGGCCACATCGGCGCCGAATGGTTTGGTGCAGGGTGGCGGCGGGCTGACGCAGAGCGAGGCGGCCGTGGCGGCGGCGCAAAGCGCCATTGCGCAAGGCATGGCGGCAGCGGGCGCGGGCCTGGCATCGGGCAGCCTGGCGACGCTGGTGAGTTCGGCGGGCAGCCTGGCGCAATTGAGTTGTGCGGCCGGGTATGTGGGCCGGTCGCTGGCCAATCTGGATGGGGCAGGAAGCTGATGCAGGTGATCACGGTCGCCAGCGCCAATCTGTTTGCCGTGGCCGCGCAGTATTTGCAGGATGCGACGCAGTGGGTGCGGATTGCGGAGCTGAACGGCATTACCGATCCGTGGCTGAGCGGGCTGGTGACGCTGACGCTACCCGATGTGGATCCTTCCGCGGGGGGCGGCATTGGCCAGCAGTGAGACGCGTGCGCCCGATTTGCTGGTGCTGGTGAACGGCGCACCTGTGGCAGGCGTGATCGATGCGGAGGTGAGCAGCAATGCGCATCTGGCGGCGGATCGCTACAGGCTGAGTGCCACCCTGACTGAATCGGGTTATGCGGTGTGGGATCAGCCCACGCTGCAGATCGAGGTGAGGATGGCCCTGGATGGTGCCTGGGCCAGCATGATCCTGGGGCCGGCGGACCGGCTGGAGGTGGATGCGGGGCGCGCTGTGGTGAGCGTGGAGGGGCGGGATATGACCGCCGCCTTCATTGCCGCGCGCACGCAGGAGACGTTCGAGAACCAGACATCGAGCCAGATTGCGACCACGCTGGCAGGGCGACATGGTTTGCAGGCTGCGGTGACGCCGACGAGCGGCCTGGTGGGCCGGAATTTTCAGAATGACCATGCGCGCACGACGCTGGATCAGCATGCGGGCGTGACGACGGAGTGGGATTTGCTGATCCGGCTCGCCGAGCTGGAGAGTTTTGATGTGTGGGTCTCCGGCCAGACGCTGAACTTCGCGCCGCCTGGGCCGGCGACGGCGCCCTTGGTGCTGACGCCGGCCGATTGCCTGGACATGCGCCTTGAGCGCGATCTGACGCTGAGCGGCGGCGTGGCGGTGAGCGTGAAAAGCTGGGATTGCCGGGGGCAGCAAAGCGTTGTGCAAACGGCAAGCTCAGCCACCAGTGGCGGCACGCCGCTCAGCTACATGGTGGTTCAGCCGAACCTGACAGGCAATGCGGCAAGCCAGTTGGCGCAGCGCATGATGACGCAGATGGCGCAGCAGGCACGGACGGTGTGTATCGACATGCCGGGTGATCTGACAACGTTTCCGCGTGGCGGGCTGACACTTGCTGATACGGGAACGGATTTTGACGGCGCATATTTCATCACGGATGTGGAGCGCCGCATTTCGTTCGAACGCGGATATACCCAGACGATACAGGCGAGGTTGCCGCCATGGACGGATTTTTCAACCAGCTGAAGGCGCAGTCCGCGCAGCAGGATCAGGGCTGGGCGCAGCCGCGGCTGGCGATGGTATCCTCGGTGGATCCGGCAACGGCGACCGCGCGGGTTATGATTCAGCCCGAGGGCGTGCTTTCAGGCTGGCTGCCAATCGCCTCCGCCTGGGTGGGCGCCGGATGGGGCCTGGCATGCCTGCCGGCGCCGGGCGATCAGGTGGTGGTGATTTGGCAGGAGGGCAATGCGGAACACGGCATTGTCGTCGCTCGGTTATGGTCCAACGTGGCGGCGCCGCCTGCGGCGCCGGTGGGCGAATTCTGGGTGGTGCATCGGAGCGGCAGCTTTTTGAAATTTTGCAATGATGGATCGATCCAGAGCAGTGCGGGCACGTGGACGCATACCGGCAATCTGGTGGTGACCGGGAATGTTTCCGATTATCACGGTTCTCTGGCGCAGTTGCGCGGGCACTACAACGAGCATGTGCATCCGCCATCGGATACGCCGCCCACGCCGGCCGATTGAAGGGGGCAATCATGCCTGACGCAGCCTTGCTCTGGGGCGGAGATCTCGCCACGGGGCCGACCGGCGATGTCGCGGTGGTGGCTGGCACCGCGCTCGGCCAGCAGCGGGTGCTGCGCCGCCTGCTGACCAATCCTGGAGATTATATCTGGCAGCCGAGCTATGGCGCGGGTCTTGCCCAATTTGTGGGGCAACCTTGCGATGTGGCTTCCATACGATCGGTGATCAGGAGCCAGATTTTCATGGAAGCAACGGTGGCGCGCCTGCCGGAGCCGGCGATCGATGTGCAGAGCGCGCAGGACGGAAGCGTGTTCGTGCAGATCCAGTATGTGGATAGCACGACGGGATCGACCCAGGTTTTGTCCTTTTCAGTGAGTGCCTGAGATGATCCTGCCGCTGCAGAATTTTTCCAACCTGATGCAGAATATGTCGGCGACCGTGCAAGGCAGTGCGGCGCAACTGATCGACCTTTCGGTGGGCAGCGTGCTGCGTGCGTTGCTGGAGGCGTGCGCTTCCGTTGCGTTGTGGATGCAGTGGCTGATCCTGCAAGTGCTTTCCATGACACGCGCGGCCACCAGCAATGGCAGCGATCTGGATAGCTGGATGGCGGATTTCTCGCTGACCCGCCTGCCGGGTGCGCCGAGCGTGGGGGATGTGATTTTCGCCCGCTACACCACCGGTGTGACGGCGACCATCCCCGTCGGCACGGTAGTGATGACCTCTGATGGAACGCAGAGCTTTTCCGTGGTGGCGCAACCGGCCAACCCGGCCTGGAATGGCGCGGCCGGCTACATGCTGGCGGCGAATGTCGCGAGCATTGCTGTGCCGGTGCAGGCGGCTTCTGCGGGTACGGGGGGCAATATCCAGCCGGGGGCGATCGGGCTGCTCGCGTCAGCGATCCCAGGGGTTGATACGGTTTCGAACACAGCCGCCTTCACGGGTGGTGTGAACGCGGAAAGCGACGCGGCGTTTCGCGCGCGGTTTACCCTCTACATCAACAGCCGGTCGCTGGCGACGGCGGGGGCAATCGAGTTCGCCATCGCCTCGTTGCAGCAGGGGCTGCGCTATGCGGTGCTGGAAAATGTCGATACCGCCGGCAACAGCGTGCCGGGCAATTTCTGCGTTGTGGTCGATGATGGCACGGCTTCGCCGCCGGCCGCGCTGATTGCCAACGCGAGCGCGGCCGTGGAAGCGGTGCGGCCGATCGGCACCACATACGCCGTGACTGGGCCGGTTGTTGTGCCAGTAACGGTGGTGATGGCAATCGAGACATCGAATCCCGTGACCGCATCCTCGGTAGCGCTGTCAATCCAGCAGGGCATACAGGCCTGGATCGCGAACCTGCCGATTGCGGGCGTGCTGGCTGTTTCCAAGCTGGAAGCAATTGCGCATGCGACCGATCCTTCGGTGATCAGCGTAACCTCGACGATGATTAACGGCGCAACGGCGGATGTGACGGCGGCGGGTAATGCGGTGCTGATGGCGGTGAGTGTGACGGTGAGCTGAAGGAAGAGTGTTCTTTTTTGAAAAAAATAACCAAAAAACTTTTACCCACGGCGTACGCTTCCGGCGACTCCGCGACAGCGCCCCAAAAGTTTTTTGCTTCTTTTTTTCAAAAAAGAAGATTCTTCCTTTCTACGTGGTGATGGCATGCTCGGTAGCATATCCGATTTCATCCGCCGCATGCAGGTGGTGTTGCCCACGCGCTGGTTTGCCGATTCCGCACCGATGGCGGCCGCCGTGCTTGGCGGGCTCGGCACTGCCTGGTCTTGGATCTACCATCTGATCCAGGCCGTGCGTGCGCTCGCGCGCATTGCCACGGCAAGCGGGACTTTTCTGGATCTGATCAGCACCGATTTCTTTGGCGCATCGCTGCCGCGCTGGCAGAACGAAAATGATGCCGGTTTCCTCAAGCGCATTCAGAACGAGATGTTGCGGCCGCGGGCGACGCGGGCGGCGCTGGCTCTGGCACTGACCGAACTCACCGGCCGGGCGCCGGTAATCTTCGAGCCGGTGCGGCCGGAGGATACGGGTGGGTACACGCTTGGTGGCGTGGGCTACGGGGTTGCAGGCGGTTGGGGAAACCTTTCTCTGCGGCATGCGAGCTTTGTGACGGCCTGGCGGCCTTTGGGCACCGGAATCGCGTATGTGGCGGGGTATGGCACCGGCGGCCCGCTGGCCTATGGCAATCTCTCCGAGGTTGCAGCGCCCGTTTCCGATTCCAGCATTTTCGCCCAGGCCGCGGCGGTGATTCCCGCCGGGCACACTGCCTGGATCCGGCTGGAGGGCTGATGCCCATCTGACGATGGCCAGATGGTGCCGTCTCATTCACGACCTTGCCAAAAGGGGCTTTCGCAAGATGGATCGTCAGATCGTCTATCCCGGTAGCATTCCGCTCGATACCGATGTCCTCAATGTCGAGCGCAATGTGCTCGTTGCACTGGGATATCTCACCCAGGCAACGCTTGGCACATCGACGGTTGCCGATGGGCTCGCCTGCACACCGACCTCGCCGGCCTCGATGTCAATTTCCGTCGGGCCAGGCAGCATCACGCAGTTCGGTGTTGTGGACACAACGGCTTTCGGATCACTGCCGGCACTGACGAATGATCCGCTGGTGCGCATGGGCACCAATGTGGGCAGCACCGGCTTTACCCTTGTAGCGCCAACCGCGCAGGGCCAGTGTATAAACTACCTTATTCAGGCAAGCCTGCTGGAGCAGGATGCAACGCCTGTGGTTCTACCCTACTACAATGCAGCCAATCCGGGCCAGCCCTATAGCGGTCCGAACAATAGCGGCGCATCGCAGAACACGCAGCGCTTGCAGTCGGTGCAACTGGAGATGAAAGCCGGGCCGCCGGTGGCGATCGGCTCTGCCAACATTCCCAGCGTCGATGCGGGCTGGGTGGGCCTTTATGTGATCACGGTCGATTACGGCCAGACTGCGATCACCGGCAGCAGCATCGCGGCCCTGCCGGCAGCACCCTTTGTCACGTGGAAACTGCCGCAGCTTTCACCTGGCACAAGCCACGTGGCCGTGTTTCAGCCAACAACACAAGGCACCTGGACGGTGCCGGCAGGCGTTTCCACGCTGAAACTGCGGCTGTGGGGCGGCGGCGGCGCGGGCGGCGGCGGTTTTGAAGGCGCGGGCGGCGGTGGCGCCGGCGGCGGATATAGCGAGGGATTTTATAGCGTGTCGCCGGGCCAGAGTTTTGTTGTCAGCGTCGGCAATGGTGGCGCCGGGTCCAACGGGGGCGATACCAGCTTCGGCAGCCTGGCCTCAGCCACCGGTGGCCAGGCCGGTGCCAGCGGCGCCAGCGGCGCAGGCGGGGCGGGCGGCAGTGCAGGCGGTGCCGGATCCGGCAGTGGGTTGTGCGTCACCGGCAGTGCGGGCGGGGCGGCTTTCGGCGCCGGTGGCACATGGCTCAGCGGGGCCGGCGGCGGCGCCTTCGGCAGCGCTGGCGGCGTGCCGGCCACCGGTGCTGCCAGCGGATCGATTGCTGGGGTGAACGGCGTGGCGCCCGGCGCGGGCGGATCCGGCGGCGTCGGCGTTGGTAGCGGCGGGCAAGGCGGCCCGGGCCTTGTGCTGGTGGAGTGGTAACGGCGGCATCGCATCCACGCAGGCTGGTGCTGAAAGGATAATGCATGCCGACGCAAGCAAGTTTTTCGTGGCAGCCGAGTACGGCGCGCGTTGTGGTGGTGGAAGGCTTCGGCCCTTTTCCTCGCGGCAGCTTTCAGACCTTTCCGCCGCCGCTCGTCTGGCCGGTGAAGGACCCTGGCGATGTGCTCGATTACGTGGTCGATCTCTCCGAGGCGCTGGCGGGCAACACGGGCGATTCCGTCGCCAGCCTGGATGTGACGATCCTGCCGAATGCCGCCGGCGATCTCACGCTGCAATCCAGCTCGGCCGACGGGGACCTGGCGATCCTGTGGCTCTCCGGCGGCAATGCGGGCACGAACTATGCGGTAAGCGTTACGATAGGTACCAATAGCGGCCGCACCATCTCACGTTCGATCACCTTGCCGGTGGCGTGGCTTGCAACACCTTCAGCGACCGTAAATGACGTTACGGACCAGACGGGGGCGCCGATTACGGATCAGACGGGAGCGCCGATCACGGTTAGCTAAGAAAGGAAGGTCTTCTTTTTTGAAAAAAAGAAGCAAAAAACTTTTGACTATCGGGTCGTGACTCGCCGGCAGCGTGCGCCATAAGCAAAAGTTTTTTTGGTTCTTTTTTGCAAGAAAGAACATCTTCCTTTCTTTGAGTTTTTGCAGGACCGCTCCCCGACACGGGTTATGAGGAGGCAGACACAGCATGCCCACCATCGCACAATTGCCTACTGCCACAACGACAAGTGCGCAGGATGAGGTCCCGATCAGCCAATCGGGCATCACCCGTGCTGTATCGGTGGCGCAGTTGCTCAGCGGGACCCAAGCGGCCATAGAGGTGCCAAGCCCCAGCTTGCTCGGGCGGGCCTCGCTTGGGCCAGGCGGGCCGGAATCGCTCGGCGTGGGCTTGGGCCTCGTGGTGCAGAGCGCGGCGCTGAACGCGAACGGCGGCGACCACGCCTCCTTCGTGCAGGAAAGTGCTTTTGCCAGCGGCGACGAAGTGATCGTCAATTCCAGTGGCACACCCACGCGCCTGCCGATCCCTGCGCTGCGGGCGCTGTTCAGCGCCGGCACCAACGTCTCCATCGGCACCACCGGGGTGATCGCTGCCAGCACCGATCCTGGCGTGACCAGCGAACTGACCACATTGTCCCAGGGGATCACGGCGGCGAACACAAGCATCGCTGCACTTGGCGCCAAGATTCCCAGTGGCGGCTTCGCCGCCCTGAACGCAAGCGGGCAACTCACTTCGCCGGTGGCCAGCGATGTCAGCCTGGGCACCGTGCTCGCCTCCTCTACGGCCGTGGCACGCGACCTTGCCGTGCGCGCGCTGGATGTGATCAATGTGCTGGACTTTGGCGCGGTTACCGGCGGGCCTGATTGCACCGCCGCGTTCAACGCGGCCTTCGCACAATTGCCCGGCAGTGGCGGCGCCATCTTCATGCCGCCCGGCGATTACTGGATCGCCTCACCGCTGGTGTTCAGCGGCAAACCGGTTAGGCTGCAAGGTTCTGGCAAGGGGCAGACACGCCTGCATTTCCAGCACACCGGTATTGGCTTCGATTTCGCCCCCGGAAACCTTTTCAGCAAGGTGATCCTGCGCGATTTCTCGGCCTACGCAGAAAGCACCGCTGGGCAGACCGCGGCAGTGGCGCGCATCACCTATCCCTCCGCCGGGGCGTTCGGCTATGTCTCCGCCCTCATCAGCGACATCGAGTGTTTCGGCTATCCAAACGGCGCCAATGGCGTGTCGCCGTTCCCGCAGACGTTTCTGAGGGGTTTCGTGCTGAACGGGTGCTGGAGCACGCAGGTCAACAACGTCTCCTGGTTCGGGCCGCCGGCAGTGGCGGGCACCACCAGCTCCGCGGTGGTGGAGGTGAACCAGTCCATCGATACGCGCATCCAGTCCATTCAGGCCTATTACGGCAACGCCGTTGTGCTGCAGACAGGATATTGCGAGGGCATCTACATTCATAACCCCCTCGTCGTTGGCGTCGATTACCTGGTTCGGCAGACGAACGAGACGACCTGGGCGGGCTATGCGAACAACAAGGCCATGCTGCTGGGGCTTTGGGTGAACAATGGCGAGGTGAATACCAACCTAGGCACCGTGCTGCTGGATAACGTGACGGACGGCTTCTTCGCGGGGCTAGATAT